CAGACTGATAAGAAAATTCAATACCATCAGTTAATCCAAAGGTGGTAGTTAAAGAATTATAAACTAAGTATTCAGGAATACTACCTGTCCAAGATGAAGGGACTCCTAATCTATCTCTTACAGTAGTCATTATGGTTCCGATACTAATATTTTTGTTGTGCCTCGTTCATCATAGGCAGTATGCTCTAGTCCTTGTGCATTAACTATATCAACATAATAATTTCTATTAGTAGAAGAATCATCTCTATAAGTAAACTCTAGTAAAGTATTACTTTGTATAGCAGATAATATATTAGACCTCATTGCTTTGGGACTGTTTCCTTTATAAGTTTTTGATACATCTATATCTACAGACCAAGCAAACTTAGTATCTAATTTTTTTCTAAATTCTAAAGTTAAACTAATTAAATCAGGAGAAGCTGTTCTTGTATTAGTAGCAAGAGTTATTTTAAATTGAATAGATCTAAAAGAAGTTCCAATACCACTTCCAAAAGTATATGTTGTTATCCCATTTGAAGTAATGGTTCCCATAGTAGTATAAGTTTCATCGTAATCTAAAGCATATTCAACTTTAACAGTTTGATTTGAATTACAAGTAGCTGTTTCTGCTTTAAGTTTTAATGCTAACTTATCTACTTCTACTTGATCTGCACTAAACCAAGGAGTGTAATGTATACCATCTACAGAATCTTCATAATTATAATTAACTACTTGCGTAGGATTGATAACATCCGATTGTAATTGTTGATAATATAAATTTCCATCAAAGCCCCAATACAATCTATAAGGATTGGTTGCTGTTAAAGTTCCACCTACATCAGATACAAACCCTGCTGTTATTTTTTTGCCTCTATTATTTCCTGAAGCTGTCCACTTTACTTCCCATCCCATTTCGTTCCATCCTAAAACACTACTATATCCTGTGCTATCATCTATTACAGTAGATTCACTTGACGCAAACATATCTACAGTACTTGGAGCTAATGTTCCGTCTACTAATGCTATCAAATCATTGTGTGTTCCCATTAATTTTCTTATAGATCCTCTATAATCAGAAGGTAAGCCGTGATCTTTATCAGGCCCCACTATAGAAACAACTGCAGAGTTGGTGCCATTAATATATTTATATATACCTAACCCTGCAGGTATATATACAGAATCTCTCCATCTAGTTGAGCCTTTACCATTTTCGTTATGAAATGGTAAGGCTAATTGAGTTTCAATCCATAACGAATTAGTTGCATCATGTGCATATAAACCTTCTTTAGTCATGGCATATAAAATAGGATTACCACTAGCATTTCTAGCTACAAACAAATCAGTTACATGGCCATCAGGCAATGGTAACTTAGCATCGTTTGTTTCAGATCCTAAACTTGCAGCGTGCCACAGTTGTCCTGTGTTATCTATGCCCCATAATTTGTCATTCCAAAATGCAAGAAACTTTGCGTCTTTAGTATCATCGGTAAAACTACTAGCATTAGAAGTGTAAGTATATCCTCCTGTATGAGCTATAACTAAATACAATGTACCTCCTATTCTTACTTCTATTGCATCAGTTGCTGTATCAGGTAAGGTATCTAACGCAGATCCAAATGAGTCAGATCCCGAATTAAATTTGTATACTTTTTTATTAGACCATATACCATATAATGCTCCATTAAACTCTTGGATTATATCCAAGGATTCTCCTGTAATGTCCGAATTACTTACTGAAGTAGTTTTAGGAGGTAATACTAGGTGCCTTTTGTAGCGAAGGCTACAGGTACTGAACCAAGAACGATCTACATCTTTTGATCCTTCCATTCTTTCTACACCTATACCACCCCTGAAATCAGACCAAGATATCACACTTGCTCTTATTTGAGAATCACGAGTGGTATCACCAATAGTAACCTTTGCAGGATAGATGGAGGCTAACACCTGCTGCACGGGTTTAGTTATTGGATAATATTTTCCATTAAGATAAACTTCGTTTTTTTTTATAACTTTATTGGCCATTATCTGACTGTCCTAACATTAGTTAAAAACGGCATATCATTTCTAGCTTGTTCAGATTTGGCAAACCAAAATGCTGCAAGATTTCTCATTGCCTCTATATCAGTATCAGATCTTGTAGATCCTGCTTGTGCTGTTAAAGCTGTTGCATAAGCTATAATAAACCTTTCTGTTAGCTCTGTAGTTGTACTATCAGTTCCACTAAATAAAGCAGGCTTATCTCCCCCTACTAGTTTAATCAATCTATAAGAAGCCAATGCTCTACCTCTGTCTGACAATACTAAATCAGCAGTACTAGATCCTTGTAATGTACCTTCTTTATCTATTCTCCAAGTATCTCTTGGTAGTTTTTCCCATACTGCAGTATCATTCTTTACTACTTTAATATCATCTAAATGAACTACACAAGCTCCTAAATCAGAATCGTATTCAAATCTTACCTGTGTAATAGCCGTGTTGTCATAAGGAGCAACCAATGCTACTCTGCAATATTTCCATACATTAGCTGTTAAAGCAGGTACATCTAATGATTCTTCTATA